CCGTAGTAGTTGATGCCTTCAATACCTTTTTCACCAATGCTGCGTGCGATATTGTATGCTGCGCTTTTGATTGCGCTCTCTGTTGACTTGATGAATTCACCTTGTCTATTGCGTAGCTTCAAAGGCTTCATGCGAATCCACTTCTCAATAGCTGCAACAGGTGGCATTCTTGCACCGGGTCTGCGCCCAAATTCAATCACATCTGCGTATTGACCAGCCTGACCTTTTACAGTAAAGTCGATTGTTGGTTTACCATAGCGCACTTTGATTTTGTACACTAATGAGTTAAGCAAATTGCCCGATGCAACACGATTGACAACCTTACCACGTACCCTTCTTTTGATGCGCAGGTTAGATTGTGCACGCTCGACTACTGTCGCTGCATATTCATTTAATATTTTTTCAAACTCACTTGCCATTAGGTGCGTTCAATTATAAATGACATAGACACAACCGAAGCACTTGTAACAGTAGCATTGTTGATCAACTGAATCGACAACAAATCACCCGCTGCTATACTTAAACTATTCACGTTATCACTTTTTGTTGGAGAAACGCCATCGGCACTTGATACGGTAACAGTCACAGAACTTGATGTTGCGTTATTACGAATCGTAATCACAAGCGTACCCGTTGCACTTTGCGTTCCACTCATTTTCACGTAAAAGTTCTTTATAGTACCAGCTACAGGTACTGCAAAGTGTCGGTTGGATTCGGTAGCGTTAAAGGTTGTAAGACCCGAAATCGCAGCATATACAGTAGACGATAAACCAACTGTTACAGCATACACGTTTCCATATGCTAAACTATCCTTCTTATTGTTGATTTGCGTTTGAATCGCTGAAGTCACACCATCCAAATAACCAAATTCAGTATTAGATACTGAACCGGTTCCGATGTTAGCTGCATCAATGCCTGTTGGCATATCGCCTGCTGCAAGTGATGTGCCTGAAGTTACAAGTCCTTTGCTATCGTATGTGATTTTTGTAGCTGTTGCACCTGTTATTGGTGCATTACCTGTTAGCTTGCCATTGAATGTTGACCAATCTGCGCTGCTCAATGCACCGCGATTTGCTGCGCTTGCTGTTGGCAGGTTAAACGTGTGTGTGCTTCCTGCGCTGCTTATTCCAAAGTCTGTACCTGCTGTGCCTACTGCAAAGTTTTGTGTGCTTTCAGTTAAGCCATTGAGCGAAGAAAGTCCGATTGCATAAGTAGTATGCACTTCACCAATCTTGTTGCTTTCCGTATATAGGGTTACGGTCTTACCATTAGTGTTTTGAATATCAAATTCAATGTGGATGCGATCGCTTGCAGCCGTTACTGTGGTAGGTACTGAAATCGTGAAGCTGTACAAATCAGGCACGTTGCCGTTTGTGATTTCTTCCATTGTAGAAGTAGCAACCAGCGTAAATGTGCTGCCATTGTACGTGTAAAGCTTTGCAAGTATCTGAGCATGATTAGCACCACCACCTGATTCACTTAAATACACATCGATAGTCCAAACACCTGCAGGTATTAGCACATGGTTAGGTGAACCTACATCGGTAATGAAGCGAGCGATTGCACCTGTTGTTGCACGTGTAAAGTTTGCAGCTGGTCCTGTGTTAGCAGTTATGCCTAATTCATAGTAAGGATTGCCACCTATTGTACCCTGCGATACGTTACCATTAAAGTAAAACACTTGACCACCACCCCCACCTGTTGAAGGTAGCGTGCGCAGTGCACCTGTGCCATCGATGTATTGATCAACTGTGCCATTTGCCCCTACTGCCAGCGTGCCCGATGTGGTAACAGGCGAACCGGTTACGCTGAATGCAGCGTTAGTTGGTGCAGGCATGGTAAGCCCTACCGATGTGACCGTTCCACTACCACCACCTGAAGGTGTAGCATTCACCCATTGGTTTGTTGCAGAATTCCATTGTAACACTTGCCCATTAGAAGGAGTTGTGATTGTTACATCAGTCAATTCATCTATAGCAAGTCCATTGATTACTTGCCAGTCTGTGCCATCATGCTGTATTAACTGACCTTTGAGAGAGCCATTTATTAATTGATCAAGTGTAGTAGGTATAAACGGCTTATTTAGAATTTCAGCCACTCCACTTACAGCGTTCCAATCACTATTGACTTGCGCTGCTGGTATAGTCGGCTTGTTTAAAATTTCAGCTACACCACTAACTGCATTCCAATCCGAATTGACTTGTGCAGCAGGAATAGTTGGTTTGTTCAGTATTTGATAGTCTCCACTCGTTGCGTTCCAGTCCACAGGCGTTTGGCGCAAACGATAGCCTACACTTTGCAATGTCCAGTAGGAAGGATTTGATGGATTAATTCCATCATTGTTTGCAATGCATCGATATACGCTGCCGCTATACCATACCCTGTCACCTATTTGGTAAGGGTTGCCTTGTGCCGTTGTGTGGTTTGCATTCCATTCGGTACTAACATACTCACCACCTCCACCTCCTCCACCTGCTGCATCTATCGTAACACTTCCATCTCCGTTATCAGTTATGGTTACGTTCGTGCCTTCTACTAAATCGAGGATGTTTTGAACTGCGTTATCTACGCCATTCGTGCGTAGTGTGATTCCGTAACCTGTACCGCTTCCACCACTTGACGAACCACCTACTGCCCATACTGCAGGAATATCACAAGCTGACCAATCCCACGGTACTTCTAACTGAATCGTAAAGGCTACACCTGTGACTGTGTTTTTATATTCTTCAATGAATGGTTCAAACGTTGGATTGTTTACCAATTGCACATCGAAGCCAAACAATTCTAATCCGTTGCGCACTTCAGCTATCAAGTCTTGCCCTAATCGCACGCAATCGCTAATCACTTCGCGCTGATATTCTGCCTTGTATTCTTTATCGCGTGGGATATCGGCAAACATGATCATGAACCCGAATTGCATACCACCTTGAATCGGTGTGATAGTGTCAGGTGTTACATGCATAAACGGATATTGATCGTCCTGCAGTTGGTCTGCTAAGTCGATTTGACCATGTGTAAACCGCTTAATCAAAAAGTGCCCGGCTGCGAATGCTTCCAGTCTATTGATTAAAACATTATAGCTGTAGTTATAGCTTGTCATCTATTCCTTTTTTTCATTTCCATTTTCTGCACATAAACGTAATCTGCTAAATACGTTAAGTGCGTGAACACTTCATAACACCTGCGCTCCGTTACTGCATCGAACTTTGATATGTCCCTATCTGCCAAAGATTCGATAATATGGAACCATCCGTACACACCTAATCCGTCAGGGGTTGTTGTTCCTTCATCTCCTTCACTATCTCCGTTATCTCCTTTGCCAAATAAACGAGGGAATCGTTGTATAGTTCTATTTCTAAAGTCGAAAAAAAAAGCAGCGTATTCAACACATGATCTAAAGTTAATCCGCCTGTTGCAGATTGATAGGTACGTTTATCTGCAGTCTTATATGGCTCGATGTCATAATACTTACCAAACTTTGCTACGATAGGGCGGTATAGGATGGACATCATTTTGTGCGCAACTTCGCCCATAATCTTACCATCCTTGTAGATGTCACCACATGCGCTGTCCAAATCCACATATTCACCAAAAGACATGCTGCTTAAATCAGGAATAAACCCTAATTCGTATGCACCAATGCGCACTGTACGTTCAAAGTCTTGGCTTGTCAATCTTATGGCAGCTTCAAACTGGTCAATGATTTCATCTATCACATGTACCTGTAGCAGGCGAATGCTCTCTGTGCTCTTGCCTGTAATGATGCGCACCTGCTCAACCTTATCGACTGCATTTTGATAGTCGATGTATTGGTTCAGCGTGATGCCTTTTGCGTTAGCTGCTATGCTAAAGTTTAATTTCATGCTCTGTTGTATTGTAGTTTTTGCTTCCTTTTTGTTACAAGTCCGAATGCACGTTAATTACTACCGGTGCTTTTTCGTCACCAGCATGTGTTACACGCGCCTGTTTTGGTTTGAAGTATTCAAGTAGCGCAGTATAGTGTTTGATGTATTCTTCATCCTCCATATCGTTCATGATGCGCATACACTTGGCTGCACCTTGCTGGGTGAACCACTCGCCTAACTCATTCCACATTTTTGTTTTTTCACTCACTGCACCTTTTGGTTTTAAGCCACCATGACCGGGCAACAAGTGACCTTTATCATTCCTTGTTTTCATCAAAATAAAATTAGTTGGCTTTTGTATTCCTTAAATCTTTTTTCCTGCGCTTCAAAGTATTCGGTATCCAGTTCACATGCGTAAAAATCAAAGCCCATTTTATCAGCAGCTATTCTGCTTGATCCACTTCCGAGGTGAGTGTCAAGTATTTTGTCACCTTGATTGGCATAATTTTTTAATATCCACTGATAT